GAGGGCATGGATTCCGCAGAACGCGCCGAAGCCCTCGACGCTCAAGTTTGGTGCTTGCGCCGCCCACAATCTTTGCAGAGTCCTCAAGACATCACCAAGTACTACTACCCGCGTATCACCCACCCGGATACGGGGCAGGTGGCTATCGTAGGCGACACCACCGAAGAGGTGCGCATCAGTCCTGAAGTAAACCTTACTGAACTACTTCTGCTTATGCCGGAGGTGCCACAAGAGGAGAAGGACGGGTTGGTACTTTACATCGATGCCAACCGTGGGGGCTCTGTCCCTTTCGGGCAGCTTATCCCATCCACCTCGGAGCAACTGACAGAGGTCGAAGCTAGGGCTCTTGGTTGGTTGCCAGAGGGGCCAGAGGAATAATGTCGCTGAATTATATTTACGATAAGAAAGCTAAGCACGACCAGTACTGGATTTATTGGGACGGCACATCATACGAGGCGACATGTCCAGCTCCATTACCTTATTCGAAATCCTTACCCTCGCGGGGGCGCTTATTGGAGTATACTTCAAGCTTCAAACCGAAATCGGAAAGCTAAAGGGACGCATCGCTATGTTGGAGAAGCAGGAGTTGCAGGTCATGAGTATGCTAGAGAAGCTCATGAATTCTGTTGACGAGCTCAAGCTCCTCCTCGCGCAAAAGGGAATGAAATGAAGTACTTCACTTACTCTGAGTTCGACAGTCCAGACATCCCCGGCTCGGGTCATGAGATGGAGGATATCTTCCTAGAGAAGTTGGATTTAGCTCGTGAGCAGTCTGGAGTTCCTTACGTCATCAACTCTGGCTTTCGGACGGCAGAGCATAATGCTGAGGTAGGTGGAGTGGCGGGGAGTTCCCACCTTACGGGTTGGGCTGCTGACATCCGTGCCGACAGTTCCAACCGACGGTTCCTTATCCTTCGCGGTCTCCTTGCCGCCGGATTCAATCGTGTGGGTATAGGTCAGAATTTCATTCATGTGGACTGTGACCCTAGCAAAGCGGGCAACGTTTCTTGGTTGTATTGAATTGCGTACCTTGGTTCTATGATTGATTTCATCTCAGAAAACTGGATTGCCTTGACCATCGGAATGATGGCGTTCATTAAGATTATCGTGAACCTAACTCCAACGGATGCTGACAATGCTGTATTTGGTTATTTCGATATCCTTATTACTGCTATTACTGGCGACCGCCGTAAGAATAAGTAAGATGGCTAAGATTAATAACGGGAATAGCTATCCGGTTAAACCCGCTCCTCTGAGTGGGGCGGATACGGCTATTGGTACTGATTCTGAAACTACAGACAAAGAGACCAAGCAGCTTAGTGTTCAAGCTATTGCTGACTTTACTCTGGACCAGAGTAACGTAGTCAACTCCGTTACTGGTTCTGACCCAATTCAAGTAACGCCTACTTCGGGAGACGTTGTCGTTAGTCATGATACAAGTGGCGTAACGGCCAATTCATATCAGTACGCAAACATTGTTGTAGATGAGTACGGCCATGTCACTGCCGCCTACGACGGCACTCCTGTCACTTCGGTAAATGGTGTTGACGGAGCTGTTACTCTTAGTGCCGGAACAGGAGCTAGTGTTGTGACGGACCCGGGTAACCCTCAGAACATCATCATCTCCGCTCCGGGCGGCGGTGGGGGTTCGGGTAGCGTTACTGAGGTTAATACAGGAATTGGACTGTCAGGAGGTCCAATTACTACCACGGGCACTATTGACCTAGATAATACGGGAGTCGCTTCGGGAAACTATACCAACGCAAACATTACCGTTGATTTACAAGGTCGAATTACGACCGCGTCAAACGGCGACGGTCAGCCCAACCAAAACCTTCAATCGGTACTGGATACTGGTAATAGTGCTGTAGACCAATTTATTTCTTTAAGCGGTTCAGGTACAGGTTTTACTGCGCTCACGGGTGCTCTCGTAGTTCAAGACGCTACGTGGAGCGCGACAGGTGAGGGTTATAATCTCTTGGTAACAAATGAGCTGGAGTTGGGCCGGTACCTAAAGGATGTAAATGGAAGCACGGGTACGTATCAGCAGATTCTTATTTCGGACCCTACTGCTAATGGCGGGGCTGGAGGGGTAACATGGGTGGACCAATCGGTACTTTCTTTGCGTGTCTCCATTCCTTCGGCAATGGTAAATACGCTTACTAACGTCACTGGCGCATCATTGATTCCTTCACCGGGAATTGGAAAGAGTATTCAGGTAATTGCTGCTGCATTTAGTTATGACTTTGACTCTGCTACATATAACTTCACCAACGACTTGTGCCTAATTACAGGTAACCTTGGAGCAGGAGCCGGCCCTCAGTTTACTGTTCCAGCGTCTGTCATTAACTCTTCTTTTGATGAGTTCGTGAATATGGATATGGCCACCACGGGTTCTTTAAGTCCTAACCAACCATTGGTTCTCCAAACCACAGCAGGTACTACTACGGCCACTGGTGACGGAGACATCAACATGGAAATCACATATAAGGTGGTTACCATTTAATGCGTGACATACGCAAAGTTTGTATCGGTCCTGACTACAAGGACTCGATGTGTTACATAGTGGGGCAGTCCGTTCTTGGAAGCTCCCACTCTGTGCATTTAATTAAATACAGTGATGAGACGGGGAGTGTCCTTATCTACATCCAACAGGAGGACATCGTGGTGCTTTGGAAAGAGTTCAGCGCCAACATGCCTATTTCAATAGAATACAATATTAACTTTTGAGAGCAGTCAATCAGTTTATCGTAAAGGGACAGAGATACAACAACACTAAAGGCGACCTCATCGTAAACTCGAATGAGGAAGACCACCGCTTCTCTAATCGTGAGGGCGAGGTAATTGCTTTACCGTTGGAGTATCAGGGACCTATCGCCATTGGGGACACCCTACTGGTGCATCACAACGTATTCAAGTTCTACAACGACATTAAGGGTCGGCAGCAGAGTGGCCGCAGTTTCTTTCGTGAGGACCAGTTCTTTGTGGACTTCGACCAGTTCTATATGTATCGCGCTCCGGGTGGCGGATGGATTCCCCAAGGTCGATATTGCTTTGTAGAGCCCGTACCCCCGGAAGATTCAACCATCTTCAAGCCAACAACTGAAGAACCATTGGTTGGGATAATGCGGTATCCAAATGACTATCTTAAGGGTCAAGGAATTGAGTCTGGTGATGCAGTGACTTTCTGTCCGGAGAGTGAGTATGAGTTTTCTGTGGACGGGGAGAAGTTGTACCGGATGTTCGACCATCAAATAACATGCAAGATTCAAAGAAGCTAAAGCAGAGCATCATCGCAGCGGGGAGGGTAGCTGTTGAGCAACTGATTAAGGTGGCTCAAGAGGATATCCTAAAGCCTAGCGAAGATGATGAGCTTGCGGCGGACAGGTTGAAGAATGCGGCGGCCACTAAGAAGCTTGCCATCTTCGACGCCTTTGAAATCTTGAACCGCATCGACTCGGAAGAGGAGGCGCTGGAGTTGGCTTCGGGCACCGCCAAGACAGAAAGCAAGGTGGGTTTTGCAGAGCGAAGGTCAAGATAAACTGTACCGCCCCGCAGAGGGTTTGGTTACAAAGTCCGTTGTTTCCAACAAGAACCGCGCTAAGACGTGGCTCTATGGGTACAATGAGAAGTACGATATGGTGGTCATTTCCAAGTCTGGACAGATTGGTAGCATCATTAACATCAACGGATTAAACATCGCTCTTCCCCCGGCTCCTAAGGACTTGAATAGGGACACTGACAAGTGGGTGCGCAAAGAGTTTCCGCGTGCCCTAAGCCGCGTCCAGAACATCTTCCAATGGAACGATATGCCCAAGGGCTTTAAGGCTGACTGGGTAGACTATATCGAGAGTGAGTTCGACCGTAGGGATGAAGGCCACTGGTTCTACAATAACGGCAAGGCGACGTACGTTACGGGGGCCCACTATATGTACTTGCAATGGACGAGTATCGACGTAGGTTATCCTGATTTCCGTGAGGCAAACCGAGTCTTCTTTATTTTCTGGGAGGCGTGCAAAGCTGACAACCGATGCTTTGGTATGATGTATCTCAAGATTCGTCGTTCCGGATTTTCCTTTATGGGCTCCTCGGAGTGTGTCAACACTGGCACCTTGGCTAAAGACTCACGGGTAGGCATCCTATCTAAGACCGGTTCTGACGCCAAGAAGATGTTCACCGATAAGGTAGTCCCCATCGCCAATAGGCTTCCGTTCTTCTT